TATGTTTTCACCTGTTTTTTTGGATAAAATTTTTGCTTTATTTCTTTTGCCTTCAGCAATTGATCGGATGTTGATTTTGTCTACAGACGGAAGAATGATGTGAAAATCTTTGTCCTCATCTGTTAAAAAAGAACAATAGGTAGACTTTGACTTGTGTATTTCGGCCAGCATGTCTTTGTTGTTGAGATAATTGATTGCCATATATTAATTATAAACTACATACTTAATTTATGCAATAAATATTTTGATGGCATCATTTACTAATTTTTTAAACAAAGGTTCTAACTTTTTAACAGGAGCCACAAGTTCTGTAGCAAACAGACTAGCCAGAGCTGGATTGCCAATTGGTGGAATATTCAATACTAAACAACAAACATCTCTTCAGTCAAACGTAGGTTCACCCTCTGCGACTAGCGATTGGGGAGTTAGAATAAGTGTATCGGATGCTGTATACAATGATCTAATGGCCGGTGCTCCTATATTTCCTGAGTCTTTTCAAAAGTTCAAAGGATTACGTTTTCCAGTAACCCCTTTTATCAACATGTCTCACACTGCCGCATATGATGGAAGATCAGTTGTACACAACAACTACCCATATTATGCTTACCAAAATTCACAAGTTGATCAAATGACCATAGCAGGTTCTTTTCCAGTTCAGACACAAAAAGATGGACAAAATTGGATTGCTTCATTACACTTTCTAAGGACTGTAACAAAAATGTATTATGGCGGGGTCAAAAACCAGGGCAATCCGCCACCAGTGTGTAAACTTAATGGTTACGGAGATTATATCTACAAAGACGTTCCTATCGTTATTACCAACTTTACTGTTGAATTGAGAGAACAGGTTGATTACATTGGAGTTAATGTAAGGAACGGAGACAGTAGGAGTGCCCTTGAAGAATCCATAGTGGCTCCTGGCACAGGTCAATTTGGACCGGCTAACAGATACGCAGATGTGGAGGGTATATCACCAGGTCAAAGAAATGCTATGACAGGCTCTCCTACTCTAGCAACAGAAAGCACCGGCTCAGTGAATTATGTGCCTACAGATTCTTTGATATCTGTTACAGTGGTTCCAGTGTACTCCAGAAACAAAATATCACGCAACTTTAATCTAAAAGATTTTGCTTCCGGTGATCTAACTAAAAACGGAGGCTTTATCTAATGTCGCAGTATTCTAAAACATCACCTTATTATACCACACGGCAAGGTAGAGAATCGTTAGGTTTACTGAGTAAAAGATTGTTCGCATTTGAACAAGATGATATTGTCTACGAAATTGATTCATTCTATGAAAATAGACCGGATCTACTTGCTTTTGATTTATATGGATCGGCGAAACTTTGGTGGGTATTCATGCACAGGAACATGGACATTATTACAGATCCTATCTGGGACTTTGTTTCTGGCACAACAATAAGAATACCTAAGAAGACCACACTTGAAAAGTTTTTAGGAATATAAAATGTCAAGGATAAATTTATTCAAAGATAATTTGTCTGATAGGCCTATTAAACAATCTCAAAACAAAAAAGCAAATAGTATTGACACAAATTTTTTCCAACAAAGTGCTGATAGAACAAAACCCGCATCCATAAAATTAGTGCTAGACGATTTTGAAGAAGTTTCAAAAAAAAATGCTATCATTGATCAAGTGGGTGCTCCACAAACCAATTTTGCTCCATTTGGATCAGCTCTAGCATCAGAATCCTCATCAACATCTAATGTTGGATCAACCAATGTGATTCCAAGATCAAATCCACTGTTTGATTTCGAACCTGTCAATTATATAATTTCCTTATCGTGCATTAGTAAAGAAAATTTCAACTCAGCAGGATCAGGAGAAGAAATATTGATTGCTAGAAGTGGTGGTAAAGGTGAACAGTCTGCAGGCGTATTAGGCAATGATTATTATATTGACAATCTAGTAGTAAGAAACACAATATCGCCTACACCACAAGCTCAATCTGGAGCAGTATATCAAGTGTCATTTGAAATTACTGAGCCATATGGAACATCTTTTGTGGATGCATTAATTACCGCCGCAAAAAGACTAGGGTATGATAATCATTTGAAAGCAGTATTTCTGTTGAAAATAGAATTCAGGGGCATGAAAGATGAAGTTCCTACTGATATTACTAGTCCGTATACTGTCAAACGGATACCAATACACATATATGCAGTAGAAATGAATGTGGAAGCAGGAGTAACAACGTATCAATTACAGTGTGTACCGGCAACATATCTTGGACAAACAGAATTACATGGCATAACATCAGAGAACATAACAGTTACAGGTGACACTGTTGGAGAAGTATTAAAAAACTTCTTTGAAAAATATAATTCAACTTTACAAACTTTAAAAGCAGAGGATAGAATACAAGAATCGGATGTATATGAATTTTCTGTATCTGAGTCTTATCAGGAAATAGTGGACTCACAAATCCCCTACGATGTTAATAGTGATTCTTCAAATATTTTCAACATTAGTAATGTACAGGAAGGCCCTCCGGATAGGCGCAGAAGAGAAATTACAATTCCAAAAGGCACTGGCATGCAGACATTTATTGAAGCTTTAGTCAGAGAAAGCACATATTATAGGAGTCAATTTGACACCAACGGCCAACCCATTAAGTCAAAGGAAGGTTTTTTACAAGCACTTAGAACCACAACAAGATTAGAAATACTTTCTACTACCGGTGGCGGTGGCGGCAATCGACCTGTGTATAAATTTTTATGGATTGTTCGTCCTTTTTTTGTAAGTGAAAATTATTTTAAAAAAGAAGCAGTGGATGTGGTAAGCAATGTCAATCCAGTAAGGCAATATGATTATCTTTACACAGGAGCAAATAAGGACATACTTGATTTTGCTGTAACATACAAATTTGGTTTTTACCAAGCTATTCCTTACTTCAAAGGGTCGGGCAACAAAGTTCCAGTTAGCACACAATCTGGAGAAATACCCACAGATAGTGAAGATGAAGATACCACAGGAGCTACAGGCGTAGGAACCACTCAAGTCACAACAGAAGTTGTAAGGACAACCAAAGATGGATTCATTGCTGACCTAAACACAATCAATGGCGAAGTAGCAACAATTTTTGAACAAATAATTCAAGATCCATCAGCTGATTTACTAGTAACACAAATGGAAATTCTAGGAGACCCCTGTTGGATAGAACAAAAAAGTGTGCTTAATGAATCATACCAAAATTCATACATAGAAGGATCGCCAAATTTGGACAGATTCGGATCAGTAACAGGAGATGAATATGAAGTTTTTGTCCAGGTAAATTTTAAAACGCCTACTGATCTAGATGATACAACAGGTTTGTTTAAAATACAAGACGCCGCATTTTTCGAAGGCAAGTATAAAGTTTTTTTATGTGAATCAAGGTTTGCAGGAGGCGTATTTACAAATGTTTTACAAATGGTTAGAATGCGTCATCAGCCAACTGATTTTGAACGAGAAAATTTAGGTTTATCGCCTGGTAACAACGGTACCACAGGAGATGGATCCGGATCTACCAACTTTTCAAATGGTACTAGCATAGATAGTAACAACAGCACTGACAACGTTGTTGATCAACTGCCAGTACCTAAAATTTACATAGACAATGATTTTGACGGCAGGCCTGATTCAGAGTTTTAAAAATGGCTGAAAATCGAACAACAAAATTTACTGATCTAGCACAGGAAATTAAACAGTTTCCTGGGCCTTATGTAGGATATGTCAAAAATCCTACTGATGTTAATCGAATGGGAAGGTTGTTTGTACACATACCAGAACTCCATGGAAAATATGACGAAATAAACAAGAGTCAATCCCAACAAACGGTGCCATGTCAGTACTGTTCTCCGTTTGCAGGACAAACTCCTTTGGCAAACACTGGCGATGATCCTAGAGAATTTGCCAACACGCAAAAATCATATGGATTTTGGATGGTACCACCTGACATAGACACTAAAGTTTTAGTGATGTTTGCTAATGGTAATCCAAACCAAGCGTATTGGATAGGATGTGTGTTTGAAGATTTTATCAACAACATGACTCCAGGTATTGCTTCTAGCAGTAATTTTGTAGGTAATGAAAGCGAAAATGCTAGATATTTTGACGAATTGTCCTTAGAAAATGTTCCAGTAGCAGAAGCTCAAAGGAAAGCTGAGTCACTGAACGTGTCCAGACTCAACACAAAAGCAAGAGAGGACATAGCTTTTCGTACTAGACCTGTGCATACCCCCTACACCGAAACACTGATCGCCCAAGGCTTAATTAGTGATGACATAAGAGGCACAACATCAGCATCTGGAAGACGTGAAACTCCTTCACAAGTATTTGGCATTTCAACGCCAGGACCTATTGACTTTGATGGACAAAGGACAAACAAAAAAGAATCAATAAACAGGCATGGAAAAATTTACAGCGATTCAGGTGATGAATTCGCATTTGAAAGAGTTGCCCATTCAAGATTAGGAGGTAACACATTTGTAATGGATGACGGAGTGCCAAGATTTAGAGAAGGCAATCAAGATGTAACTGAAATTAAAGACGAACTGATTAGACTACGCACAAGGTCAGGAGCACAACTGTTGCTTCACAATACCGAAGGACTGGTATATCTCATTAACAACGATGGCACAGCATGGATGGAGTTTTCTAAAAATGGAAAGATTGATATCTATGCTAAAGATTCTGTTAGCATACACACCGAGAACGATTTCAATCTTAGAGCGGAACGTGATCTAAACATCGAAGCAGGCAGGAATGTTAACATAAAAGCTACCGGACAAAACACAGGCGATACATTGGTCAATTCAACAGACGATGCGACAACAGGTAGAGTGCGTATTGAATCCGCCGCAAACACAGAACTATTCATTGGATCAGATGGTCTCATCAAAGCTGGCTCTAATGTAAAAGCATTTACTGGAAAAGACTTTCTTGTTAACACAGACACAACTAATAGTGGTGAAATACATTTTAACACTGATGGCAAAGTTACCACTTCAGTTCTAACAGCACTCGCTACATATGACATCACGGACAGTGACACAACACAATCTATAACAAAACGTGTGCCAACCAACGAGCCATATCGTGAACATGAAAATAAACCTGCCAACACTGAACCTTCACTTACAGATAGAGAACAACCAGATCAAAGGTTTTTAGGATAATGCCAGGAATAGTGAGAGTAGGAACAGACAAACATGTTGGACATGCTTCTCCAACTCCTAATCCATTCCATCAAACTTCCTATGCCACAGGTGCCGCAAAAGTTTTTGTTAATGGGGCCAAAGTTGTTAGGATAGGAGATACTACAGGTTGTGGAGATCCAGCGGCGGCAGGATCCAGCAACGTGTTTGCTGAGGGTATTGGAGTTCACAGAATAGGTGACGCAACCAGTGGGCATGGATCTTGGGTGGCTAATGCCGCGGCTACCGGTTCGGGAGATGTTAAAGCAAATGGCTAATCCTGATTATGCGACACTATTGCCACAGATAGCCGCTGAAAGTGATCCAACTGCCAAACAGGCATTGATTGACCAGTGCTATGTGTTTGAAACTACACCAACTGTGTCAGAACAAAATTTGTTCAATTACATGGAGTCAGACTACGTAGAAGACAATCCAGGTAACACTGATGACTCATCTTCAGCTGACTCATCTACTTTATTTTCTGCCTATGCAGGAGTTTATTTTAACAATGATGGAGAATCGACATGACATTAACTAAACGCTCAACCAAAGGATCAGCTTTAACCTATTCAGAACTGGATGGCAATTTCACACATCTAGGCGGAGATGGCACATATCAATTTCCTTCAACTGATGGCACCAGTGGCCATGTCCTAACCACAAATGGCTCAGGAGCACTAAGTTTTACAAACCTTTCAACCACTCCAATTGTTTTCAGTGTGCAGAATCTGACTGGTCCAGGCGCAATCAGTTTGACAGAAACCGTAACATTCATCACCACAACAGGCACAGATGCTTACACACTGGCAGATGGCACAGAAGGACAGATCAAAATAATCGTAATGAAGGGGGACGGTGGCAATGGCACTCTTACTCCAGATAATCTTGTGGGGTTCACAGCTATAAGATTTACTGATGTCAATAATTCAGCTGTATTGCTGTCTGGATCCACTGGGTGGAACATAATAGCACTACAACAGGCAACAAGAATATAATAGGTAGTAAATACAACAAATGGCAGTAGTAACATACAAAAATCAAAAAGCAACACCACAAAAGACGCCTAATGCCCAAGTATACAGTGGATTTTCCACACAAGGTAGAGAGTTCAAAAATCCAAAATTATATGACGTTGAATTAGTAAAACAAGATTTACTCAACCATTTCAACATTAGAAAAGGTGAAAAATTAGAAAATCCTGACTTTGGCACTAACATTTGGTCATATGTTTTTGATCCTTTGGATGGCGAAACAAAAGATCTAATCATCCAAGAAGTTGAGCAAGTTGTAAACTATGATCCTAGAGTGGCTCTTGATCAAATAGAAGTTTTAGATTCGGAACATGGAATACAAGTGAGAATGACTATACTGTACATAGGATATGGACTAGGAGAATCTATTAATTTACTATTTGATAACCAACAAGGTTTGTTACAAGGACAGACGCAGGTGTTTTCAAGCCAATCGTATTAA